TCAAGTAACATAAAGATTGGAATTATCGAAACCAAAAATGTTGAAAAAATTTATACCCAAGAATCTAAGAAAGCCAATAACATCATATAAGGAAAGCAGTTGGGTGGCCAACGGAAAACCCTTGTGGGAAAATGATCATTTGGCAGTATGGGCAGATATGTTTCCTGTAACTCCGGGACACACTTTGTTTATTCCAAAAAAGGATGATGTCGAAACTGTGCAGACAGCATATGGTTGTGCATATGGTTGGGCCAAGGAGAGAGTTGGAAAAGGAGAATGGCAAGGATTCAATATAGGACAAAACATAGGACTCTGTGCCGGACAAACGGTGATGTGGCCACACATACACGTCATACCAAGGTTCGAGAACGACGTCAGAGGCAAAAAAGTTGGTGGCATACGACAATGCTATCCAGATGGTGACCATAAGGAATATTACTGATGCCTAAAAAAACAAAAAGGAAACACAAGGAGACAACAGGTCCTTTGTATGTTTCTCCCGATGGTGGCCACACCATATATGAGCAGAAAGCCAATGGTGAAAAGGTTTTGATCGAACAAGACGATTTCGCCAAAGATCAAGAGGAAATTGTCGAGGACGAAGAAATGATAGGACAAGACGCACTAGATCTACGCAGGAAATATCCAGCATTGAAAAAAGCCTGGGAAAATTACAAAACAATATTCAAGATGGTTGCTAATGACTAAATTTGTCAGCATCATAGGGAACGGTGAATCAAGACTGGGATTTGATCTCGCACCTTTAAAAAAAATATCCACAGTGGTTGGGTGTAATGCTCAATTCAGAGATTATGTCTTTGATTATTTTGTATGTTGCGACAAACATATGTGTCAGGAAGCCGCAAACACTGTAGGCAAAAATACCACCGTCTATACAAGAAAGAATTGGGCTTCGCAATTTGCGATGTGGCAAAACGTCAAGTCCTTGCCTGACCTTCCGTACGAGGGAGACCAAAGGCAGGACGAGCCATTCCACTGGGGCACCGGGCCATACGCAGGAGTTGTTGCTCTTGAATTCAAACCAAAGGCAATATTCATGTTGGGTTTTGACCTACACCCTTTGGAAAAAGGAAAAATAAACAATGTTTACAAGGACACCACTGGCTACACCTACATAAAAAGACCAGTTGATCCTAGATACTGGATACATCAATTCAATAAACTATTCGAACTCAACAACACAAGATGGATCATCGTGAATCAGGAAGGATGGGAGATGCCAAAGGAATGGAGTGTTCATAAAAATGTATTCTTTGAAACGTACCAAGGCATGAATAAATTTATTCAAAAGCAGTTGACACAATCTAAATAGATTATAAAATTATAATATGAAGACGAAAGATAAAAAAAGTATAAACTGTATACAAGACGTTGTGGAGTATATGCTTCATGCCATGAGCAAGAACGGCTTGGACACCACTAAAATAAGCAAGTTACCAGAATTCCTTATAATTGTAGATATGCTTAAGGCCATAATTGACAATGATCTCGATATTCCAAACGAACTTTCACAAAAAATAGACAGCATCAAAAAAGAATTAGACATTGACAACGACACACCAATAACTATACACTAAACATATGACACATTATTCAACAAAAACTTATGGACACAATATAGGATTATCGGCAGTATTCAGGCAACCCAATGCCGACCACTCGCACTGTCATCTGCTACACGGTTACAGTCTAGCATTCAAGTTTACATTTGGTTGTGATGAACTGGACAACAAAAACTGGGCGGTTGACTTTGGTGGATTGAAACCATTGAAGAAGTGGTTGGAGGATCACTTCGATCATAAACTAGCATTGGACAAAAATGACCCACATCTTGAAAAGTTCAGAGAACTAGAAAAATTGGATCTTGCTGAGATAAGAATATTTGATGGTGTGGGTGCCGAACAGTTCGCGGAACACGCCTTTAATTTTGCCGATGAACTGATTCGACAAAAAACAAACAATAGATGTTTTGTTGTTAGTGTAGAGTGTATGGAACACGGAGCGAACAGTGCCATCTACTCTAAAAAGTAAAATAGAAGTCGAACTAGACAACATCACTTATTACATCGATATCTACAACAATTCATTGACAGATAGATGGCTGTCATCACTTGAAAGAAATCTAGCAAATAAACTGATCCTTGAAAAAAATTTCTGTTTTCTAGGATTTCCCAATTCTGCCAGGAACATTGATTTTCTTTGCGGAGAACTAAATGAAATATCACAGACGATCAATGAATTCGAATTTAGCCCCGAGTACAAAGTCAAACAAGATTATACCAAAAAGGATTTTCAGAATTTTGATCTAGGGTTAAATCATGACACCTGCAATCTGTTACACAGATATTTTGAGGACCTGCAAGGCACAGCCTGGAAACTTTCGGAATACTACAAGCAGGCAGACTATGACACAAAATATGCGATACGGCAGTTGAATAATCTTTGCCACGAAATAGAAAGTTGGGTATTGGCGTACCGTAAACAGGTGCTTGATCCAGATTGGATAAGACCTTCTCAGATCACTACATTTTTGAACGCTCCAAGAAAAGAACTCGCAGACGAGGATTTTGAACTGTTCAAGAAAAACAGGTACGACAGAGAATTTGGAGGTGTTTACCTACACTGGAGCCAGGTGGGCAAAACACTTTTTGAAGTTTTTAGAGACGAGGATGGAAAGAAACTTGACGATGCCACCTGCTCTGCAATCAACCATCAGAAATACTTCTCCGGCGAGTTTGATGTGGAATGGGGCAACACCATCAACGAAAGCAACGCATTCAAGAAAAAAGAAATGGATAATTTTAGAGAATGGCTGTCCTTAAATAATTTTGATTGGGAAGATCCAAAACTTGCTTTGGGTTATATAAAACTGGGTCAAGTGGATCTTGACAAAAGTTTTGGGTCGGATAGATTCCAAGACGTCTTGAAAACACTAGGAAATAATCTCAATATCAAATCAATAAAGATCAAAAACGGACTTTCCAGTCATTTTGATTATCGCTTGGGAGACAAAAATTGGATAACTATTCAAAAACAATTTCTTAAACCGGGTTACGATTGGAGCAGTAAAAATGGATAGGCATATTTTTTGTGTAAAATGGGGCAACAAGTATGTGAGTAAGTATGTCAATGTTTTATACAATATGTGCAGACGTAATCTCACTTTACCACACCAATTTCATTGCATAACTGAAAGTCCTCACGAATTAGATCCCGGCATCAACGTGATCAATCTACCAAATCTACCAGGCATAAAGACCTGGTGGTCAAAATTATATATGTTCCATCCGGAAATTCCTGTAAAAGGCACAATACTCTTTTTTGATCTAGATGTCATTGTGTTTAGAAACATTGATTGTTTGTTTGAACACAAACCGGGCACATTCCAAATTATACGTGATTTCAATCGTTGCAGAGTGAAAGATTGGAGCCTATCGAATTCGTCTGTTATGAGATGGGAAAAAGGAAAATTGGATTATCTATGGAATGATTTCCAACAAAATACAACATCGATTCTTCAGTCCAACCATGGAGACCAAGATTTTATCACCAAGAGAGCAAAAGATGATATCAATCATTGGCCCGACGACTGGATAAGATCATATAAATGGGAAATGATGGGCAGGAAAGATACCAAGGTCAGACATGGTGCCAAACACGTTTTCCAACATCCGCCTACTATTACCGAAGACAACAAGGTAGCGGTGTTCCATGGTGAACCAAAACCGTTTAATTGTGGCGATGAATTCGTGATTGACAATTGGAAATAATCTGTTACACTTTATATTATGCGTATAGGTTTCTGTTGTAAATGGCTCAACGACAAGTCCGAATTTGGTGGAATGAAGGTGAACGCCAAGGACAGGGATCTCAATGGCAGGTCAACCACGATGCGTTGGTTGAGGGAACACCCAGAAGATGCCGAACAGCGACAGTGGGACATAATGAATCACAATGCCGCGGCCGCTGTTAGAATGATAGAAAGGGTGGCCACACTGCCACCAGAACGCAGGATGGTCAGACTTGGATCTGAGATGCTCCAGGGTTACACAGAGAAGAACTGGATAGATTGGTGGCAACAGCGACACATACAGGATCACCTTGCCAAGATATTTGCTCCGGTTGGAGAAGCATCTAGGAAACACGACGTCAAAGTCAGTTTCCATCCAGGACAATTTTGTGTGCTGTCATCGGAATCCGAAGACATACGTGAGAGAAGCATATTGGAATTTGAATATCACGTTGACATGGCAAGATGGATGGGTTTTGGTCGATCATTCCAGGATGGTTGCAAGATAAACGTACACATCTCCGGCAGGAGAGGTCCACAAGGAATCATAGACATACTGCCCAGACTGTCAACAGAGGCAAGGAATCTGATCACGATAGAGAACGACGAAATGAGTTGGGGTCTCGACGCAAGTCTCGAACTTGAAAAACACGTGGCGTTGGTAATGGACATACACCATCATTTGATAAGAGCAGAAGAATACATACAGGCCGACGACGACAGAGTGAAGAGGGTCATAGACAGTTGGCGTGGTGTTAGACCCACTATGCACTATTCATATTTCCGAGATGAAGCATTGGCGATGGCAGGACTCAAGCCGGAAGAGATGCACAACCAAATGCACGACATGAAAGATTTACTGGCTCGTGGAGCAAAGAAACAGAAACTGAGAGCACATTCAGATCTGTTCCCTAATCATAAGACAAACGAATGGGCATTGAGTTTTGCCGAACATTTTGACATACAGTCAGAAGCAAAAGGCAAAAACATGGCCGCAGAACAACTTCATCAACAGTGGCTAAATACCCAAAATGAAGTTCAAAGAATTTGATCGTTGTCCAAGAACCAAAGCGACTGCGTGCCAATGCGAATCTATCAATAGAATAAACGAAAACGAATCAGAAGCAAGAGCAGTCTGCCAACTCACACACAGCGAAAAAGTAAAAGGCAGTGTGGTTATGATGCAGAAGTCAGGCACACCCACATTGATGATGTACAATATTTTAGGACTGCAACCGGGAGAACACGGTTTCCACATACATGAATTTGGTGACCTAAGCAAAGGTTGTGAATCGGCAGGAGGACATTACAATCCAGACGACGTTGATCACGGAGATCTAGAAAAAGGACACGTTGGGGATCTAGGGAACATCACAGCGGATGAAAACGGAATAGCCAAAGGCAAGATTGTTGCCAAGAGAGTGGATCTATTGGGAGAAAGATCCATTGTTGGTAGATCTATAGTTGTCCATTCTAACAAAGACGACCTAGGCTCAGGTGGTGATGCTGAATCATTAAAAACTGGTAACGCAGGTGATAGATTGGCCTGTGGAGTCATTGTTCTTTCTGAATAAATCTGTTACAATATCATTATGACTAAGATGCCCGCAGACTGTGGATATAATAAATCTTTTAGATATAAAATTCGCCTAGGCGACTACGGTGTTGATGGCGAATGTATTGAGTGGTGTCAAAAAAACTGCCAACAAAAATGGGGATGGACATTTGAACAAAAAGAGGACTACAGCGAGTTCCTACACAACTACGAGGAACAGGAGGCAATCATGAGTTTCCAAAATAAAAAAGAGGCTTTTAGATTTTGGTTTGAGAATGCTAGACATTTTTCAGATAAAAAATATTCGTTTGTTTAAAAGATAATTATTAGTATGAAATGGTTTGATATCACAGATGCCGCAAAGGCACAAATGGAAAAACTTCTTGCCAAGAACACAGACAAATATGCTGTCAGCCTAACTGTGTTGGGTGGCGGTTGTGCTGGATTCAAATACGAATGGGGTTTCGTGGACAAGAAGGAAAATGTGGGCAAAGATGACATACTTGAAGATTGGGGTAAAGGTCGATTTGTTGTCGATGAAACTTCCATGCTGTATGTGGCAGGCACAAAAATAGACTGGATAGAAGAGACATTTGGATCACAATTCGAAATTATAAATCCAAATGCCACATCTGGTTGCGGTTGCGGAGAATCATTCGGGGTATAATGGATACCGCATTCGTTATAGGCAACGGAGAGTCAAGAAAAATTTACCCAATAGACACACTCAAAGGCAAAGGAACTATCTATGGATGCAACGCCATTTATAGAGATCACCCAGACCTGTGTGACAAAATAATAGCAGTCAATCCTGAGATGTATGAAGAACTAGCGGAAGCAAAACAATCAATAGAATTCAATGCGGAAATTTTTGGAATAGAAAACATAAGCAAATGGGATTACCTTTTGGCAGAACAGGAAAACAACGACATACCCGATGGACTTAAACTGTACAGGATGTGGGCCGGAGGTGACATAAAAAAAGGCAAATGGTCCAGCAGAGATCTTTCACAGGCAAGAGGTTCAGGGTGTTCGGCAGTGCTGTTGGCCGCTGAATCGGGTGCGAGCGAGATTGCCATATTGGGGTTTGATATCCTAGGGGCTAGACAGTGGGAATCGAAGGATGGCGAACAAAGTAGGATACAGAACAACATTTACAAAAACACAAGGAATTATCCATCCAGGCTCAGCATGAAAGCCTATCTTAAATACGAATGGCTTTTTCAACTGACGCAGATATGTCGCAAGTTCAAAAGCACAAATTTTTATTTTTTTAATAGGGTAGAAAACATACATCTTAATCCATTTTTGAGACCTTACTTCACGTATGCTGGAGGAAACATAAGGGCCGGAAGTTATGCCGATCTAAAAAGATTAGTTGACGGACAAAAAACCGATATCAAATGGATTATATAGACTTGGTAGAACTGGCATCCATTTTGTAGATTTTCCTCATCTTTACACCAACCAATTGAGCAAATTTTTTTGAATCACAATATGAACATACGTGCTTGTATTCATTGGTTGCTCTCTGTGGATCTACTTTTGACCTAGGCCGAAGGAATATAGTACCACAATGATCACATTTGAAAACGTATATGGTATTCTTCCTTTTGAAGGTGTGATATTGGCCCAGTTTACTCTGTCTCTCATACAAACGGATTGTTTTGAGTTTTTCTAAGAACATAAAAGCACATTAATATTTAATAAATACTAACGATTTTAATATGGCCAGATTAACGATAAATTTAGGAACAGCAGGAAATTCAGCAACGGGAGATTCCGTACGAGGCGCATTCAACAAATGTAACTTAAATTTCACAGAACTCTATACCAGTGTTGCTGAAGCAGGACTAGGTGGATTACTGACTACTCCTTTTACAAACGGTGACGTAAAAATTCAGCCAAACGGAACAGGATCGATTGAAATTGATCAATTGAAAATTGACAGTTCGGCTATTACATCAATTGGTACCAACTCGGATATAACAATCACACCAAACGGAACTGGAAACATTGTGCTTGATTCGGTCACTGTAAGTGATAACAAAATAACAACCAACAGATCAAATGACAACTTGATTTTAGCCGCCAATGGCACAGGCGGTATAATCGTTGCTGAGTCGGGCAGTAAGGTTGGTTTCTTTGGTACAACACCAGTGGCACAACAGTCAGCAATAAGTTATACCAGCGATGGATCAACCAAAAATGATGTTGCCATTGATGCTATTCTTACAGTCTTAAGGAACTACGGATTGATAGGATCATAAATTTGAAAAATGGCAAGACAGAACATCAATATCGGAATAACTGCAAATGACGGCACCGGGGATACTTTCAGGATCGCTGGACAAAAGATAAACGACAATTTTCTAGAATTGTATGATGCTACTGCCGTTGATTCATTTATAGATATCAAAGGAAACAATATCACTGCAACATCTACAAACGGCAACATAAATCTTGTAGGAAGCGGAACAGGAAAAATTACATTCAGCAGTTTAAAAGTTGACAACAACATCCAGATCACGGACAACAAGATCACTGCCACACAGACAAATAGTGACTTGTCGCTGGAAGCATCAGGCACAGGAGAACTTGTTGTTGACCAGGTCAAGTTCAAAGACAACACTATCATAAACACCACTTCTTCAAACAACGTGGTCCTGGATGCCAACGGAACAGGAATAGTAAAAATTAACGGGTTCAACATTCCCAATACCGATGCTCCTAACAACTATCTTTTGAAGACAGATGGTTCAAAAGATTTAACTTGGACTTTGCCAGCGATAGTTATAGCAAACAGTGATATATCAGACAACACTATCACATTGAATGCAAGTGCTGTTGCCACCATAGACAGTTTTGACATAACAGCATACAGATCAGGAAAATATTTTATCAGTGTTTCTGACAGTGCTAATAGTAGATATGAATTTGTTACAGCGAATGTTATTCACGATGGCTCTAATGCCTACGTGAGTTCGGCAGGAAGTGTGCAGAGTTTTGGATTGCCTCTTTTGACTTTTTCAGCAGATGTGAGTGGGGGACAAGCCAATCTCAAAGCCGTGGCAATCAGTGATGATGCCCACGTGATAAAATTTATAAGGATACTACAGGAGATTTAATGCCGAGGTTAATCATAGACATAGGTTCAAACGCTAACGATGGCACAGGCGATACTCTACGAGCCGCAATGGAAAAAGTTAATACAAACTTTGCGGAGTTATATAACGAGACCGCTGTTGATTCGGGCATAACAATTTCCGGCAACAACATATCTGCCAACAGGTCCAACGATGATTTGAATTTGATAGCCTCTGGCACAGGATCTGTGACAGCCAACAAACTGCTGATAGACAACAATATTCAGATCACGGACAACAAGATAACGACAACAGTCACAAATAGTGATTTACAACTGGATGCTTCAGGCACAGGGTCTGTTGTAATGGGAGATATTTCGATCAAAGACAATACCATTTCAACAAACATATCAAACGCCAATTTGGAAATTGCTGGTAATGGATCTGGAACTGTGCTGTTGAATGGATTCGCTTTTCCTACAGCAGATGGCACATCAGGACAGTTCCTTAAAACAAACGGAAATGGCACTTTGAGTTTCGCCAGTGCTGGCGCTTCTCTCAGTTACAGCAATATATCTGACGGCACTGCCACTGTTGCTTCGTCATCAACGACAAACATAGACACGTTCGACAAGACCCTGTACAGGAGTGCGAAATATATAGTGTCGGTTTTAGACTCCACCAACAGCAGGCACGAGATATTTGAAGCGAACATAACCCACAACGGAACAAATGCCTACATTTCCACGTTTGGATCTGTATCAAGTTATGCATCTGGATTAGGAACATATACAGCGGACATAAGTGGCGATGATGTGAGATTCAGAGTTACTCCTATTTCCAGTGATTCAACAGTGTTCAAATTCACAAAATTCTTAATAGACGTCTAATTTTTTACATTAGGTTTATAAAATAATAGGTAAATATGATATATGGCAAAACAGACAATTAACATCGGAACTACAGCAAATGACGGTACAGGTGATCCACTAAGAACCGCTTTTGACAAAATTAACGACAACTTTACAGAATTATATGGCTCTACAGCAGAAGCCAATGATTTGATCGAGGACTCAACACCTCAGTTGGGAGGCAATCTCGATCTTAACGGACAAAAAATTGTTACGGCAAGATCAAACGAAGACATTATTTTAGATCCTGCTGGAACAGGTACAATAGAATTACAGGCCAATACAGCAGTGACCGGAACACTTTCTGTTTCGAGCACCACAACACTTACAGGTGCCGCAACACTTTCAACATCTTTGGCACTGGCATCGGGTGCCACTGTAACAGCAATATTAGACGAAGACAATATGTCTTCAGATTCTGCCACAGCATTGGCAACACAACAATCTATCAAGGCATACATCGACGCCCAAAACGTTTCACAGGCTTTGACTTTTGTTGGAGATGACTCAACAGGTACAGCAGTAAGGTCCGGTGAGACTTTCCAAATAGCAGGCGGAACTGGGTTGGATTCAGTAGTATCTGGAGACACCCTGACAATGTCTATAGATTCCACTGTGACAACACTGACAGGTTCACAGGTTTTAACAAATAAAACACTAACATCACCAACTATCAATGGTGCCACAATGACTGGCACAGTATCTGTTGATAACATCAACATAAATGATTCTACTATATCAACTGCATCCAATGCCGACCTTAACCTACAACCAGGCGGAACAGGAAACATAGTGGCAGGTGCGGTCACAATCAATGGAACGACATTGAGCTCAGTGGATTCAACCAAGATCACTCTAGCAGAAAACGTTGACATCACAGGAACACTAGTAACTTCTGATATCACTACAACCGGACAGGTCATCATAACTGGAACTTTACAGACAGACAGTGTGTTGTTAAAAGACAACAAGGTATCATCTGCGAACACGAATGACAATTTAGAAATTGAAGCGGCAGGAACAGGTGTTGTAGATGTACAAAGTGCGATGACAACTGTTGGTCAGACAATTACCGGCACAGTAGATTTGACTGGTCAATTGAATGCCGACAACATAAGGATAGACGCTAACACTATATCAGCAACTAACTCCAATGGTGGTATCAACATAACACCAGATGGCACCGGCACAATCACATTGAACGGTAATGTAGTTGCTGTCACAAACGAGTTGGCCGCTGTTGATGTTGCTGTT